CCTACGCATCGGCAAGCGAAGGCGATCTTTTGGAGAGGCAAGCATTCCGGCCTTCCGCTGATCCTGCCGCGCGCGCTTATCAAGGCAAGGAGCGATGGCGAACTTTGGATTAGGCTCCCGAACGATGCGGAGATTCATGTCGTCGGCCTAGATAAGCCGCAGCGCGTAGAGGGGCAGCCCTGGGACGGATGCCTCATTACAGAGATGGGCGATGTCAAGCGCGGCGCATGGTCGAATAATATCCGGCCTCTATTGTCTGACACGAACGGTTTTGCAATCCTTGATGGCGTGCCAGAGGGCCAGGCGAATGACTATTACAAGTTGGCGCTTCGAGCTGCCGGCGGCGCTATACCGCAGACAAAGCCGATGATCGGCGCTTATGGCGAAGATCCCGAAGATCCCGAGTGGGCTTTCTATTCCTGGTTCTCCGCTGACGTTCTATCGCCTGAAGAGATCGCAGCAGCGCGCCGGGAATATGACGAGCGCACTTTCCGGCAAGAGTATGAAGGCTCATTCGAGGGCGAATCAGGCCGGGCCTATTATGCTTTCGGGATTCATAACATGGTTCCCGATGCTGAAATGAAACCGATCATCGCTCATGTCGGGATGGATTTCAACGTCGATCCCATGACGGCTGTCATCTGCGATGTCGAAGGCGATACTGTCCGGCAGTACGATGAAGTTTATCTCAGGCATAGCAATACCGAAGAAATGGCGAAGTACCTGATTGAGACAAAGAAACTGAATCCAGCACAGACGATTATCTATCCAGACGCAACGGGCGCCGCTGAATCAAGCAATGCCCAAGCAAGCGATCTTCGCATCTTGAAGAACCACGGCTTCAAAATCAAGGCCCATGCGGCGAACCCCCGGCAGCGCGACAGGCTGGCTGCGGTCAACGCGCGCTTAAAATCAAGCGATGGAGCCGTGCGCTGCTTCATCCAACGGCATTGCAAGAAGACGATTGAGGACCTGAATCGCGTCCAGGTTTTATCCGACGGGCGGCTGGATAAAGAGCAAAAGGACACCGGCTTGACCCATATTTCCGATGCGCTTGGCTATCTCATCGCATACCTCTTCCCGATCAAAAGAAAATATTTATACACTGAAAATGTAAACAGAAAAGACGAAGAACCCTTCTACTGAAAAACATAAAACTTGACAAACGCTAAAATTTATACTATTACTTCCCCGAATGGATATCTTTAACAAAGGTCTGAAAAGGCAGAACGCGCAGCTCAAAACTTCCATCGACACCCTGATTGAGAAATACAACTATCTTAATTTTCAAGTGCAGGGTTATATGGATGCGATGACCGGCGAAGAAAAATCTTTCAAATATGGATTCAACAATTTCAGCGAATATGCTGCTGCTTGCCAAGCCGTGAATGATCGCTATGAAAACAAATGCCCATTCGGCAATGACCTGACCGCGAATATCATTGACTTCCGCGCCGCCGTGACCGCATCGTCCGGGCCGCAGTACAAGCCGGCAGAACGGGCGATCATGCGAACGAAGGATGAGGATGGAAAATCAATCGGTTCTGAAAAGGCTGCTGCCGGAGACGTGACCGAAGAGGCCGAAAGGGAGATGGAGTTTTGCCGCAACTTCTTCGATGTGAACGATCTGAATCATGAGACCCCGCAGGAGCTTTCGCGCGAAGGCGAGATCGAGGGCCGCGTCGCTGTAGAGTTGGCATGGGATGATGCACAGAAGCAAGTCATTGTCATTCACAAGCCTTGGTTGACTTACAAATATGAAGAGGAGCGGAATAAGCTCAATCCGAAGGTTGTCGATGCGATCACCTGGAAGGATCAAGGGCTGGAAATAAAGGCCGGCAGCATCAAGGGCGACTTGCTGGTATGCCGCCGTTTCTCCGGGCGCTTGTGCGTGAAGTATCCCATGACAAAAATCATGCGTTCGCTGACAAAGATCGATGCCATTGACCAAGCCTTCCGCGACTGGCGCGAGATTGATCGGCTCTTTTGCGCTCCTATCCCAATTTTCGAGTGCGAGACCGAAGAAGAAGCGGAGCGCATGAATGCCGTCTTGGAATCAGGCATGAATTTCAAAATCAAAAAGGCATGGGCGCTGCATGGCAAATTCCGCTTTGCTGGGCCTGACATGGGCGGCTTGACTTCGCTTGAAAATGAGATCAAGCGCCTGGCCTGCTTCATCTCAGGCTCGACCGGCTATCCCCTGCAATTCCTACTCCCGGACATGCTCTCGAATCGCTCGACCTCTGAGAACATCATGGAGTCGGCGCTTGTGCATACGGCCTCAGAACGTGCCATCTGGACGGGGTTCTACGAAGAGCTTATCAAAAAGGCAATGATGCTCTGGACTGCAAAGACGGGCAAGACGGCGCTTGACCCGAATAAGATTTCCATTTCGATCTCGCTGATGACCAAAGAGCAATGGGATCGTCTGACCTCGTTCTGGCTCCCGGCGTTCCGCGAAGACCTTGTTACGCGCGATGCTGTGCTGCCGATGATCCCGGATTTCAATGTGCGGGAAGAGCAAGCAAGACGCGCGGAAAAGGATGCAGAGGACGTTGCTAGAATCAGCGCTGAACTTGATAAGGTGAAAGCGGAAGCGGAAAATGCAGATAAGGATAATCCGCCGAATAATTTTGGCAAGCCAAAACAGGGAGGGGTAGATGATGTCGAATAGACTGAAAGAGAGGAAGATCAGGACAACCCATTCGGTCGAGATGCACAGGCGCGCGCAGGCGATCCTAGCGAAGCCCGAAGAGAAGCGGACGGACATTGAACGCTCAATCCTGGCCGATGTCAAGGATGAAGAGCGCGGCATCCGCACATTGACCGAAGTGCAAACGATGATCCGTGAGAATCAGGCCCAGCCCGAGCCGCCGAAGGAAAACCTCGCGTCCGGTATCGTCGAGCAGAAGGCAGAAAAGGAAGCGCCCGTCGTGAAAGTCAAAAAGCAATCCGTCAACAAGAAGCCGTCCATCGTCAAGGTGAAGCATGGCAAAAAGAAAAGCGCCTAGACGCATTCCTGTTGCCGTCTCCATCCCGGATAATATTCCGGATTGGGATCTCAATGTGAAGCCAAAGGCGGAAAAGGTTATCGCCGCGGTCGAAGTGACGGCTCAGACTCCAATGGGCAAGGAAGGCATTGACATTCCCATCCTAAATAAACCGCTATCAGTAACACAATCCTATCTGGATGAACGCGGGTTGAAAGTTGTTTATGCTCATGGCGTGGCTACGTTAGCAAAGAAATGAAAAACCGCGCCGTCTTCGATCTTCAACTCATGGCCTCGGATGAGATCATGCAGTACATCCCGCCGTCCACAATCCAGGAGATCAAGGCGAAAGACGCGCATCCGCTTTATCGTGCATACATTATCGGGGAGGAGGGCGAGGCCGTGCCTGTCGTCGTTGGGTATGGTGGCCGGGTATTGAATTGGCTGCGCTCTTCTATCTCTGCTATGGTTACGCGCTTGCAGTACGGCACGAAAATCTTTTTCAATCATGCCGAAACGAATGAAGCCCAGGGCCGCACCGCCATCGGAGAACTTGTCGGCAAAGCGCTGGAATATATGAACGGCAAGATGCGCGCCATCGCCGTGACCTACATTTACCCAGAGCATCGTGACCTTCCGGCGGATGCTGCCAGCATCGAGGCCGAAATAGAGCTTGATCCAACAGGCAAATCGAATGTCGTTGATGCGGTTCATGTCCGGGATATTTCGGGCATTGCCGTCTTCGATAAATCAAAGCATAAGCCAGCTTTTCCCGCTGCCGGGCTTATCGCTCAATTACAGGCGTGGGACAGCTCACAAATTCAAGGGGGAGATAATATGCCAGAACTTTCAGTTGAATCCATCAAGGCGTTTTTGAAGAACGGGGCGGTTGCGCCGTCTGCTGTATTCGACAAGCCGACCCTGCTTTCCGACCAGCTCGTCGGCGATCATGTGCTTGCCAAGCTGAACCAGGAATATGCCAGGCGCATGAAAGCCGAAGATGAACTGGAAGCCGTGAAAAAGGAAATGCCCGAGAAGATCACGAAGTTGGAAACGGAGAACAAGACGCTCCGGCAAACGATCATTACCGGGCGCGCGCGCGAGATGGCGGCTGGCATTTTCACCGAGCGCAAGTTGCCGGACACGAAGGCGAAGTTCGTCACGATGAAGCTCCCGGATTTCAAGGTCGAGGGCGATGTCGTCGATGACGCGACGATCAAGACGCAACTCAATTCCTTCATCGACAAGAAGCTTGACGAGTGCGCGACGTATGAAAAGGTATTCACCCCGGAGCAACCCGCCGGGAAAACGACTGAGAATCCTGCCCAGACAACCGGGGGAGACCCTAATGCCGGGCTTGGAATAGACAACGTCTGAAAGACAAAATAATGCTCCATCCCGCATGGAGCAAGAAAAGCTGACTGACGAGCGCGGGGCGTCAGGCATGAACCAGGGCCAGGGGAGGCCAAAAGCAATCCTACTTAAAACTTAGGAGGGCTAAAATGCCTGATCTGTTGAAATGTCGAATCGAAGATTGCCACGTGATACAGCACGTGGTAGCGTCGCCCGGCGTGTCCGAAGGCGACATGGGGCTTTTGGAAGACACCGTTTATGCCTGGCTCGAGGACTATGCGACCGGGGATATCGGGGTCAAGATCACCGAGGCCGAGCGCATCACCCTTCCTGCCACGAGCGCGTCCGTGTTCGAGATCGGCGACTATGTTTACTACATAGACGCGACGAACAACCTGACCGACACGAACACCGGGACCTATCGCTGCGGCATCTGCCTGAAGGCCAAAGCTGCCCTCGAAACGGAAGTGCTTGTTGACTTCTGGGGCAACAAAGCCGTGGCGACCTGAGGAGGACACCATGATGAAACTCAACTTTTCCAAAATCCCGCAGTTGAAAAACAAGCGGCTGCATGAACTCGATCCCGAAGCGCGCAAGATTTACGTGCGCACCGTCGCCGCGTTCATGCGCGAACCCCTGACGGCCCGTTTCTCCGCCGAGAACACGCAGCGCATCCAGGCGTGGATGGCCCAGAACCAGCAGATTCAGGCCTGGACGGACAAGAGCGATTTTCCCTCCGGCGAATCGTTCTATCCGCTGATCCCTTCGATCAGCGAATTGCCCGTCTATGATGAGGGCTGGCGCGAGTTCTTCAAGGTGCTGGACTTCACCGGCACCGGCAAGGGCGGCTTCCGGCAGCTCACCCTGGAGAACACGCTGAAGTTCGGCCTCGTCCCCTCCGGCGACAAAGCCCTGATCTATAACATCAAGGGCAGCAAGGAAATGATCGACTTCGACAAGTACGGAGCCGGTCTGCAATGGGACAAGACCCTGCTCGAAGATGCCGAATGGGCGCAGATCGCCGACATCCTGACGGCCTTCCGCAACGCGGCCTATTCCTACTTGGCCCAGGCGCATTACGATCTCATGACCGATGTCTTCACCACGACCCCGAAGGCCGAGATCGCCTGGCAGAACCCCGAACCCGCAGCGCTCGCCAACACCGCCGAAACCTACACGGCGAACCGCGACGTGCAGACCATCAACAAGGCCTGTGAAACGATCGCGCTGGCTTGCCGCGACAAGGGCTACGGCATCACCCCGAACAGCACGTTCGTTGTCTTCTCGCCGCTTCAAATTCGCGGACGCATCCGCAAGGCGCTGGGCCTGGCCCTGCAGGGCTTCGGCGGCTCCCCGCTGCATCTCGATTACAACATCCGCCAGGTCACGACCATGATGTTGCGGAATCCTTCGACGCTGGCGGCCTGGACGGATCATTTCCTGGTCGCCTTCCCCGGCGCGAAGGCCCAGAGCGGAATGCGTATGAACCTCGAAGAGCTGACCGAAGAGGACATCTTGGCGCGCGCAACGACCCAGGTCGATTGGATGCGGTACGGCGCTGGCCTCGGCGACGAGGATCAGATCGAGTGCTGCAACATCGCGTAAGCGTGGCGGCGAACTGAATTTTTGCGGGGCGGCGGTCCTCTCCTTCCGCCGCTTCGCTTGTTTCCTCCCCCGCCGGAGGGCGGGCTGACAATGGCGAACATAGGACTTGACCTCCTGGCGACCGGCTCCTGGCACGGCCGGCCGTGTTTTGTCGCCGGAAGCGGCCCGTCCCTCCGGTTCTTTGATTTCAAGCGGCTCGAAGGAACGCTGTCAATCGGCGTGAATCGGGCCTTTGAATTTTTCTCCCCGACGATACTGCTTGCACTCGATGCACGATTTTACGGGCGCGTTCTTGATGGTATCTATGGTCTAGAAGCACTTGCAAAGTTCAATGCATTTGAAGGAATCAAGGTCGGGGTGCGCATCTGCCAGAAATACGTCGAGGGAGTGCGCGAGATTCGCTCGCTGGGCGCGGGCGGCCCGATCGTCCCGGTCGAGCAAGGGCTTT